TGGAGTTGGAACTGTATTTGATTACTATACTAATGTTGGTAACGTACTTACTTTCAATGATGCTCGTTTGATTCAATCTCCCATTGAAGCAGAATTCTCTTCTACTAATTTGTGGACAAACCCAGAAGCGTTCCAAGTAAATTGGAATACGTTTAGTGCCACATTAGTTCCAAATGATGCAATTTCTCCAGACTCTACACAGACTGCAGAAAAAATAATTGCAGATTCTAGTGGTACAGTTGAACACAGAATTGATAGAGATTACAGTCTGTTAGCATACACTACTTTTGATAAAGGAACCACTACATTTGATTCTGAATTGACTACCTTTGATGAAGGTGCTGTTACAGAAGATGAAAACCAAACATATACATCTTCATTCTTTATTAAAGCAGGTGAGTATGATGGTATCAGATTTACTGTATTCTTGGATCCTGGTCAAACTAACGAACAGAGATTGTTCTTTGATGTTAATTTGACTGATGGTTCTACTGGTTCTATTTTCCAACCTGAGGGTGGATTGATTAGTTATTCTACAGGGGTTGTTCCTTTTGGTAATGGTTGGTATAGAGTTTATGCCACACTTACATTCTCCTTTGGATTTAGTACATTAAGAACCAGAGTAAATATTAGATCTGGTGTGACTAATCCAGCATTCCCTGGTGATGGAGTTTCTGGAATTTATATTTGGGGTGCAAAACTTAATAAGGGAGCATTTGATGCATATACTTCTGTTGGTGGAGAAATCTTCTACTCTAATTTGGAGTACAACGTTAAAAACTTCACTCTTGATATTCTCGAAGATTACATCGAATCTGCTCTTAATGGTACTCTTGCATCTCCAACTGCAAACTCGAATTATGCATATGATAATGCAACTTGGAGAGCAACATATAATACCGATGAGATTCTGACTATTGTTAGGGTGAATCTTGACTTCTATAGACAGCAACTTGATAATAGCATCTACTATGCAGATGTTACTGTCAATCCTGGAATTACACTTCCTACCAAAGAATATGGAATTACATATCTACCAACTGGTATTGGTGGTGGTGTTTCTACATCGGATTATTTCTATGGTCTTTACAGTGACCAAAATGCTGAATTGGAAACGATTATTAAAAATGAAGCACAAATTGCTAAGGTTTATAAGAGATTCCGTATCGATGGTGATATTACTGATGGACCTTACACCATGGGCGAAGAAGTCCAGAAGCAAGGTAATGCTGGAGTAACTGGTATTGTTTATGGATTCTTCGAAGATGAAAACTATAAGTATCTTGATGTTGAAGTAACTGCTGGCACATGGCAAATCTCTGACATCATCGAAGGTCAAGCAAACACCACAACTGCAACTCTTAGTGCAATTGAGAATAGATTACAATTAATTAAACTTACTGGTGATTTTGAAGAAGATATTCCTTTCTTAAGTTACACGACTGAAGAAACTGCATCTCCCACAGGATTCTTGCGTTCCGAGTCTGCGGTTCTTGATAACGCAGGCGGTAAACTGACTGTAGATACCGAAACTTTACTTGGAAGTTATGAAACAACATCCGTTGTTTATGCAGGAACTACTGAATTGTATTTGGAAGTTCAGCAGTATGAAGGATTGGATGTTAGTATCGGTTCCAGAATTATTTCTGGTGGACATATCAGATTGGGAGTTGCTGATGCGACTGGATTCACAGTTGGTCATTACATTTACAAATATACTGGTGGTCGTGATATCTCCAAGCAGGCAATTATTACTGGCGTAGATACCGATAACAACTACATTTACGTTGCTCCCATTACGGGTGATTTTGTAATTACTGATAGTATTGCTGATTTTGGAGCAGCAGGTGGCGGCGCAAATGCAGTAGCAGATACAACAATTTCTACAAAGATAACCGTGTCTGGAGGTGCCTATGGTCTTGTTAATGACATTCGTGTTGTTGGAATTAATAAGAGACTTTATTTGACTGATGTTATTGGAACTTGGTCCGAATATGATTATGTAATTTCTCAAAATAACTACAAGTCAGTTATCCTTGATAAAGTTATCGCTCGCGCCCGCGTGAAGAGGGCTTTCAGAGGATTTGATGGTTCTCAAACCACATTTAACCTTACTATCAACAATGGCACCGCGTATCTGCCTGACCCCGCAGGTCACATGCTCATCTTTGTCAATGGTATTCTACAACCTCCTGGTGCAGGAAATGCATACAATGCATTCTCCGATAAGATTCAGTTTGCAGAACCACCCGATATCGGGTCCACATTTACTGGATTCTATATTGGTAAACTTCGTCAACTTGATGATATCAGTTTTGAGTTTGACTCTTTACGTCAATCCTTTAACCTTAAGCGTGATGATGTCTTCTATTCGCTGACATTAACTGAGGGTGTCCAATCGTCCACAATTAGACCAGAAAATAATATTATTGTTTCTCTCAATGGTGTTATTCAAGAACCTGGAGTTGGTTTTGAGATTGTTGGTTCTAGAATTATCTTCTCTGAGATTCCTCGCGTAGGTTCTAGTTTTGCTGCCTTCTCTTATGTTGGTTCTGAAGCTGACGTTGACGCTGCTGAAGTTGTTCCTCCAATTGAACCTGGAGACTTTATTACAATTCAGGGTGAAACTGAAGACCGTGAAGTTGCTGTTATTGAGTCCTCCAATTCTCTGATTACATTTGATTATCTTGGGTCTGTCTTTGGTCAAAACGCTGACGCTCAGGCAGTTTTGAGAACTGGATTTATTGATAATGTTGCTGTGACTGCACCTGGTTCTGGATATACCAGCAGACCTGTTGTTCGCGTTGATTCTATTAGTGGATTTGACGCACAAGTTAGAGCAATTGTTGGTGTTAACGTTGTAGAAGTTACTAATCCTGGAAGTGGATATCAAGAAGCGGCAATTACTGTCGAGAGCGAAGTTCCAGACGATTGGACTCCACCAAATCTCGCTGACTATGGCGAAGAACTGGTTGTTTATGATTAATCATCATGTCCTATAAATAACTAAAAAACTAGCAACAAATGGCTAAACAAACTATTGGATTAGGTGCTGCAGCAAATGATAGTACGGGGGATACCCTCCGTACTGGTGGTGGTAAAGTCAATGATAACTTTGACGAAATTTACTCAACTATTGGTAATGGTAGCACCCTTCTAATCACAACGGGTAATGCTGCCAGTAATCAAGTTCTAAAATATAATGGAACGACTTTTGTTCCTAGTGATTTCGGACTATTGACTACTGCTCTGGATGTAAATGGTAATAACATCACTTCGTCTAGTAGTGGGAATATTGTGCTAGATCCAGATGGCAATGGTAATGTTAACATTGTCGCTGGCGGGACTACCAGTGTTTTTAATGGTTCTAATGGCACTGTAGATTTTCCCACTAGCATTAGTTACACTAATCAGTATGCTGCTCTTGGTAATGCCCCATCTGTTGCCAGTTATCCTGGATATTTCTTTACTGTAGATGGTGATGACAGACCATATGTAAATATTAATATTACTGCAGGTGGTGTTGGCGACACAAGAGCCGCTCTATTGACTGAGTATTCTGGTATTGATGCTCTTTCTGATGTAGATACGACTTCTACTGCTCCATTAAATAATCAAGTTTTAAAGTGGAGTTCTGCTGAGAGTAAATGGATTCCTGCTGATGACCAGTCTGGATTAACTGAGTTAAATCTCTTCACCACAATTACTGCAGATACTGGAAGTACAACAGCAGATTCCTCTACAGATTCAATAGCAATTGAAGGTGGTTCTAATATTACAACCAGCATCACTGGTGATGTTTTAACAATTGATTTTAGTGGTACTGTAACATCTACATTTGCGGGGTTAACAGATACTGATACAAGTGGACTTACTCAGGGAGATAGTTTATTTTATAATGGAACAAATTGGATTAGAGCAGCAAGTCCTTTAACATGGTGGGAACTTGGTGCTAATGGGTCTACAGACTTTACATTTAGTGGTCCTGGATTCCCAAATACTGCTAATGACCCAACAATCTATGTGTATAGGGGATTCACTTACGCATTTGACAATAGTGCAAACGGTGCTAATCACCCATTTAGGATTCAGGAGACCACTGGTCTTGCTGGTAACCCATACACAGCAGGTCAATCTGGAAATGGAACATCAGTTCTTTATTGGACTGTTCCAATGGATGCTCCAACAACACTTTATTATCAATGCACTATTCATGCTGCCATGAATGGAACAATTATTGTTGTAAGCTGAGGAATAATAATAAATGGCAAGGATCGTTCCTGGGTCTGGCGCAGTTATCAAGCCAATTTTCGACAGATTTTTTGGTGTACGTGCTGTAAGTATTGTTAATCCTGGTAGTGGGTATGATTCTTCAGACCCTCCAAGATTGACAATTACTGGATGTGGCATTCCAGAAGAAGAGGCATTGCTATATCCGATTATTGATGATGATTCGGGTAAAATCATTCACGTCAGAGTTTTAGAAAGGGGACGTGGATATGATCCTTTAAGACTACAAATTATTCCAACAACAGATTCTGCTGGTGTTATTGATTCGTTTGATATTAATAGGATTTGGCAAAATCATCCCAATTCATCCACAACTGGAGAATTTGAGGTTGATGAGGAAGGAAATCTTGTAGATAGACTTAGAATTCGAAGTGATAACGACCCCAAACCAGCAGATATTATTGAAGAGCGACAAGGTGGTCCTGGTTTAATCCTCGATAGAAATTTTGACCAGACCTTTATTTACAGAGGAGGAAAACAGGTTCCTTTTGGTCAAAATAGAACTTTCCAAAAGAATAAAGCACTCGGTATTATGTCTAATGGTGTGCTTTTGCACACTCCAGAGTGGGGTTCGGACGCTGGTGGAGCACCAGTTGGATTTGAACTTGATTCGGTTGAAAATCCTAATGTACAAAAGTCTGATATTTATGATGGGGTAATTGTTAACAATACCTATTACTATCAGTCGTCTAGATTAATTGAGCACTTTAAATTAAAGCATGGACCTTTAGATTGGGGTCTGCATAAAATTTTTGTTTGGAATATCAAAGTAGAATATGACAATATTCTTGTTGACGTATCAAATTTAGATGAAACTTTAGGTTCTATTGAAGTTGGTAGAACTTTAGTCAAAGTTGGTGGTAATGCTGCCTCAGCAGAGATTGTTAAAATTATCAGAAACAATTTCAATCAAATTACTCAACTTTATTTAAGAAATGTCAGTGATACATTTGAAGAGGATGATGAAATCTTAGGGTCAACTGGATTTACATTCACGATTTCAACTGAACCAAGAACTTTCCCCTCTGGTATTTTTTATATTGATTTTGGACCAGAAGCATCGGAATTTGGTCCGTTTATTCCTGGTCAATTCTATTTTGCTCCAGAGAACATTAGAGTAAAGAAAAATTATGTAATCATTTGGAATCAGGATGACATTACAAATCAACCAAATTCACTGTTTCCAAATGGACATCCAATGCAGTTTAGTACCGTACAAGACGGTATTTTAAATGAATCTGGTGGTAACTTGTATTTAAACAGTACTGGAGAATCTAATGCTGTTGGTGCCGACTACGAGAGACCATTAAAACCAATCTTCATTATGAATGAAGATGAAACAAATAGAATTTATTACTATTGTCAATATCACAGACATATGTCTGGATATATTGGGCATGAAGGATATATGATTCTGGATACAACTCCAGATAATGACCCAACTCCAAATGATTATTACATAACCGACTTTTTCAAAGGTGCAGTTACTATTGAACCAGATGACATTCTTAGTCAGTATTCTGGAGAACTTTTTAGGACTTTTGTTACTGATGGTGGTACTGGTACTGGAACTACTGGTGGATTTAATATTGGAAGACACGTTAGGTTTGGTAGTGATGGCGGCAATAGGCACATTAGACTCACTTTAGACCTTAGGAATGTTGTTACTTTAGATATTGAAGTTATTAGAGGAAATAGCTCTAATGGTGGAGAACAACCAGATTTTAATGAAGATTTGAGAATCTTCTTCTCTGGTACGGTTTATGGTTCTAGTTATGTTGCTCGTTATTTTGATAATAGTTTTACGACTTTAAGAACAGTTACTGTAGGTGTTCCTCCTGATGTTAGGAGAGAAAATCAGATTGTTTACATCTATCAAGCAACTAGTAGTGCTTCTGTTTTTGACCACTATGGTGTTAAGTCTGTTACATATGGTGGTGGTGAAGATGATTTCTCTAGACATCCAGACGGTCATTCTAAAATTTTGGGAATGTCTTTCGATGGATACCCCATTTATGGTCCATTTGGATATTTTGGAACAAACGGTGCTGTAGAAAAAGCAACTTCTTCTTACAGATTTAAAGTAGGTGCTGAAATTGATGGCGCTAGACAAGAAGTAATTACACCAGAAACAATTACCTATACAATTACAACTTCTGGTGGCAAGTTTTTATACGATGGAAGTATCCCCAATTTCCTTAATTTAAAGAGGGGTAAAACGTACATTTTCAATCAAGATGATTCGTCTAATGATGGAAATATACTTTTATTATCTGAAGATGATGATGGATGGCATCCAACTCAAGACCTTGGAGACGTTGGAAATCTACAATACTTATATCGTCATCCAGAATTAAAGTTTTATCTCAATGGTTCTGAGGTAACGTATACTCAGTATGTAAGTGGTTTTACTACATCCTCAACTAGAGAACTTAGATTTGAAGTTGCTTCCGATGTTCCTAGAATACTGTATACGTATTCATATGCAAATGCTGAATATGGAATTAGAAGTATCCAAGATGGATACAAGATGGGACATCTGTATCAGGATTACATATATGATGAGACAGTTGGTGACTTGGATGAATTTAATGGTGCTTATGTAACCACACCAGAATATCCAAACGGAACATATGCATACTTTTTAACTGAAGATTCTGAAGGAGTTCCAACCTTCCCATATTGTATCGGACCTCAATTTTTTGGTGGACCTCTATTTGAAGGAGATACTGTTCCAGATTTAATTTCAGAATTCCCATCTGGTGCAGAAGGAGATGTTGTTTTAAATGAAAATGGTGAAGTCTCTTATATTAAGATGACTAAAAATGGCGATGGATATTTTACACCTGCAGAAGCAAGAATTCTGGGTGGACAGGGTTCTGGTGCCACTGCAACTCCAGTTGTTCAAACGGTTACTGGATTAACACTGTTAAATGAGGGTAGAAGTTTTGCTACCCCACCAACTCTTATTTTTGAAGGTGGTGGTGGACAAGGTGCTCAGGGTGCTGCAGAAATTGATACTTTAGGGAAACTCACTAGAATTGATATTGTTGATGAAGGTGATTTTTATCAAGAACCTCCATATGTTTATATTACTGGAGGCGGTGGTATTGGTGCAAAAGCTGTTGCTAGAGTTGACCAAGGAAAGGTCGTCGGTATTGACGTAACGGAACCTGGAAGTGGTTATGTCAATCCTCC